CGCCGCAGCAGGAGCAGGACGATCCCGCGGCCGACCCGGCCGAGACCGCCGCCCGGCGCGACCGCCTCACGACCGCAGCTGCGACCGGCGCGGAAGCCGACATGCTCGACAATCTCGCGATCGCGGCGCTGGAATCGGAGGGCTACGACCCGCTCTCGGATCTCGTGGCCGACGCCCTGGGCGAACTGGCCGAGGCGGCGGACTTCGACGATTTCGAACGGCGCCTGCGCCGGCTGGTCGGCGGCGAACCGCCGGACGGCGCGGTGGAAAGGCTGGGCGACATCCTGTTCCAGGCGAAGCTTGCCGGCCGCATCGGGGTGGGCCTCGATGACGAGGCGTAGGCGATGCCCCTGGAGCTGACGCCCCTGCCGCCGGCCGAGGCCGTCGCCTTCTTCCGCTCCAAGGGCTACCGCACCGGCTTCAGCTGGCGCGACGTCTCGGCCGAGCAGCACGGCCAGGCCTTCACCGTCGCCAAGGCGATGCGCCTCGACGTGCTGGAGGCGATCCGCGGCGAGGTCGACCGCGCCCTGGCCAGCGGGACGACGTTCCAGGAGTTCCGGAAGACGCTCACGCCCCGGCTGAAGGAGCTGGGCTGGTGGGGCCGCAAGCCCATGTTCGACGCGCTCACCGGCGAGACGATCGAGGCGCAGCTCGGCTCCGACCGGCGGCTTCGCATCATCTACGACGCCAATCTCCGCGCCGCCCACGCCGCCGGCCACTGGACCCGCATCCAGGCGACGAAACAGGATCTGCCATACCTTCGCTACGTCGCCGTCCTGGACGGCCGCACGCGGCCGCAGCACCGCGCCTGGCACGGCACGCTGCTGCCGGTCGACCATCCGTTCTGGCAGACGCACTACCCGCCCAATGGCTGGCGCTGCCGCTGCCAGGTGCAGCAGGTCTCCGAGGGCCAGATGCGCCGCCGCGGCTGGTCGGTGACCGAGCCGCCCGAGTCCGGACCCGGCCGGGCGCACGTCAACCGCCGGACCCGCGAGGTGATCGACGCGCCGGCCGGCATCGATCCGGGCTGGGGCCACAATGTCGGCATGGCGGCCGAGGGGCGTTTCCCCGATCCAGCCAGGTATGCGGACGCGGACTGGGGCCATGCCGCCGCCAGGGCCGCGGTGAAGAGCCCGCATTTCGAGGACATCGTCCACGGTACCGCCGGGGGCGCCGCGCCCGTCGCCTGGCTGGACGAGGCGTTCGCCGCCGCGATCGGTACCGAGGTCCGGCGCGTGGATCTCTCGGCCGACACCATGCGGAAGCAGCGCGGCGAGTTGCCGGGCAATCCCGGCCACCCGGAGCTGACGCTCGACGAGTATCGCCTGCTACCGGAGATCTTCCGCGAGGGCGAGGCGGTGCTGCAGCCGGATGGCCGAATGGCCCTCTTCACCGAGATCCGGGATCGTCGCTACGTCGCGGTCGCCAAGGCCAATCTCGAAGGCTCGGCGGCGTTTCTGGTCTCGTTCTTCCGCGCCCTGGGCCCGGGCGAGTTCGACCGGCTCCGCCGTCGCGGCCGTCGCTTGAGGTGAGAAGAAGGCGGCGGCGGGGCCTCCCACAGAACCCCGCATGGCGCTCGACGCCAATGGCGCCTGCTACGGCAGGGAGAATGTCACCGTGTCGCGCCGCCTGGGCCTCAATATAGCGACGCGGCGCGGACGATGAAAGCGCGAGGGCCGGCCAATGTCTCAGTTTGAAATCTCGAGGTAGCGCCGGAAGATCGCGGGGCTGCTGTTCGGAACCCGGATGCAGCCGGCCCGCAAAACAACGCGCCCGGACACGCTATCGGTTACTTCATGTTCGATTCGATCGGACGAGTTTTGGGTGAGCCTAGAAAACCCAAACTCATCAATGAACAAAAACACCGTCGGCGAGAGCGTCGCCCAGCATTCGCCAATGGTGGGCCACGTCTTCGAAGAATGAGACGTAATCGGTTCGGCGATTGCATGGTTCATCAAAAGGACTACGCCACCCAATGCCAATTGGAATTCCTTGGGCATGGCTATCGCTTCTCAATCATAAGGGGCCCACGAAGTCGGCGGTAGATAAGGCCAAACGGCGGGCGCTTTTCGTCGCTCACCTCACATTCGAGCCGGAATGAGTCTTCCGGTTCAAGCGTTTCCTCAGCGTTGAGCGCCACGAGCCGGCGAGCGTGCTTCTCCGACTCTGCCGAAACCCAATAGACCTCACCTGCATCGTCACTCCTGTTCCAGACTCGGTAGAAGGTCACCGTGGTTCTCCTATATGCCCACCGCCAAGCATATAGGAGCCAAGAGACCGATGCGAACCCGCGTCAAGGGTGGGCAAATTTCAAACTGAGACACTACCAGCCACCGGACTCCGGTTTCTAATAGACGAATAATAGACGCTAAAAGGGGGCAGGAGCCCCGAGAGGGGTCGTTCCGGTCATCGGGCCGGTGAAGGCCACCTGCCGATTCTGGGGCGCTCTCTATCGGT